ACAATTAACCTACTACGGAAAGATAGATGCGTTAAGCGATTCTAATACGAGTAACTTTTTATCCACAGGATATCCAGATGCTTACCTTTATGGATCACTCAAACACGCTTCTATCTATTTAATGGAAGATGAACGAGTGCCACTATTTACAGCACAGTTCGAGAAAGCTTTAGAAGAAATGAGACTAGAGCAAGAGAAAGCTGAGTTTGCAAAAGGTTCTTTGATGCAAAGAAGAAGAACTTATGGGAAACGCAGTAAAAATATTTATTATTTTGGTAATAACTAGGAGTACAAAACATGGCTGGATTTAGTGATTATTTAGAAGACAAGGTACTTGACCATGTATTTGGTGGAGTTGCTTATACAGCACCAACAACACATTATGTTGCTTTGTATACAGTAGCACCTACTGATACTGGTGGTGGAACTGAAGTAACAGGTGGAGCTTACGCAAGACAAACTGGAACTTTTACTGTCTCAGGTACAAATCCAACAACAGCAACAAACTCTGCTGCAATTGAATACCCAACAGCTACAGCCGATTACGGAACTGTGGTTGCAGTTGGTATTTTAGATGCTTCATCTGGTGGTAATTTACTTGCATATGCAAACTTAACCACTTCAAAAACTGTATCAACAGGAGATGTATTCAGATTTGATGCTGGTGATTTAGACATCACATTAGCTTAATACCATGGCCTCAGTAGGCTACGGGTTATACACATACGGGAAGTCCGACTATGGAACTCCCGTTTATCATTTTGGTGTAGCTACATCCGCCCAAACTTCAAACTTTACTGCTGAAGCATCAGTTATACGCCATGGTGCATCTGTTATACCAGGCGTATCTGACTTTGATTCAGTCGGTACAATTATTAAATTAGGGTCATCCACCCTTGCACAAACTTCAAACTTTACTGGTGATGGCGTAGTCCTTAAGTTTGGTGCATCAGTTATATCAGCAGTTTCAGGCGGTTCAGCTACAGGTCGACAAATAGATCGTGGATCAGCGACTATAGCTGAGACATCTGGAATGTCTGCAACAGGTAGACAAATAGACAGAGGTGTTGCGACCATTGCGGGAGTATCAGACTTTAGTGCAGTAGGTACGCAAATCGATAGAGGTGTTGCAACCATATCATCAACCAGTGATATGACATCTGCCGGGGTCTTAATTAAATTAGGATCTTCCACATTACCAGAAACATCTGGTATGACGGCCACAGGCAGACAAATAGATCGTGGTGTTTCTTCTATAGCAGCTATCTCTGATATGACTGCTACAGGTCGATTCACCATCAGTGCAAATGCAACCTTACCAGCAGTCTCAGATTTTGAGGCGATTGGTAGACAAATTGATCGTGGTTCAGCAACCATTCAACAAACAAGTGGTTTTTCTGCTGTTGGTGGTTTAAAATGGAATGACATTATAGTTCCAGCAGAGACATGGACAGAACAAAACGCTACAAGCGGAACATGGACTGAACAAAGTGCAACGGATGGTGAATGGACAGAACAAAATGCAACTAGCGGTACATGGACAGAAGAATCTGTACCACCTTCAGACTGGACAACATTAGGCAAACAAGAAGCAGCTTAAAGGAATTTTTTTATGGCAGATACATTTACTACTAATTTAAACCTTACCAAACCAGAGGTTGGTGCATCCACCGATACCTGGGGAACTAAGTTAAACAATGACTTAGATGACCTAGATGCAATCTTTAGTGCTACTGGTACATCGGTAGCAATTAACTTAGACGGAGCAGTCATTGATAGCTCTGTCATTGGTGGTACAACTCCAGCAGCAGGTACATTTACTACTTTCACCTCAACTGGTATTGACGATAATGCTACTTCTACAGCTATCACTATTGATAGTAGTGAGAATGTTGGAATTGGAACAGTTAGTCCTGCTTATAATTTAGAAATTTGGGGTGCAACCGACCCTGCTGTTAGAGTTTATAACACAGGTACAGGTTCTTCAGATGATTCACTTTTAAGATTACAAATTGCAGGATCAACTGCAAGAAACTTTATTTATTTTGGTGATACAGACGATCAAGATATAGGTAAGATAGAATACAACCATTCAGATAACTCTATGCGATTCACCACTAATACTGCTGAAGCGTTTAGGGTGGATAGCTCGGGCAACGTGGGAATTGGTACGACTAGTCCTGCTAATAAATTAGAAGTTTCAGGCAATGTATTAATAGGAACAGATTCAGGCGATGCTTTTAATGCTGATTCCATACTTAGACTACAAAAAACAGGACAAAGAGTATTTCAACAGTTTAAAGTTGATGCAGACCAAGAGGCTTCAATACTTTTTGGTGATGTAGATGATGATGTTGAATGTGGTATTACTTATGAAGCTGCAAATCAAAACTTAATATTTAAAACAGGTAACAATGCAGAAGCCATGAGGATTGATAGTGCTGGAAACGTGGGTATTGGATTGACTAATCCAGGCAATTATGCCAATGATGACAATTCATTAGCTGTTTTAGGTCAAGTTAGAGTACAAGGAGTTACCAATACTTCAGCCGTTCCTATATTAGCATTAAGAGATAATAATTCAGGTTTATTTGTTCCAGCTTCAAATACAATTGGATTTAGCGTTGGTACTGTAGAAGCCATGAGGATTCTCAGTACTGGTGGTATAACCTTTAACGGAGATACATCAACAGCCAACGCTTTAGACGATTATGAAGAAGGTGACTGGACTCCAACCATTGCAGGAGCTACTACAGCAGGAACTTACACTTACGGAACTCAAGTTGGAAGATATAGAAAAGTTGGTAATATAGTTGTTGCTAATTTTAGAATAGACGATATAACAGTAGTATCAGCAGGAAGCGGAAATTTACGCGTTGATGGATTTCCATTTAATTCAGAATCTACAGACCTTCAATATTATTGGGGAAGTGTGGTATTAGAATATTTTGATGTTGCACCAAGCACAGTAACTTTAACGCTTGGCTTAATAGACGGGGAAGATTCGGCATATGTATGGGAAACCAGAGATGGCACAACTAATGGCATTGTGTCAGTAGCTGATTTAAATACTTCAGGCAGTGCAGATGTTTGGGGACAAGTAACTTATATGACCTAGTGGATTCTAGGTATGGAAAAAAAGGAAAATAAAAATGATAACAAAAGAATTAATAGAAGATAAAATAGAAATTTTAGGAAAATTTAAAAGTGTTCAGGTAAGAACAGCTACAGTTATTAATGAAGATGGCGTAGAGCTTAGTAGGTCTTATCATAGACGTGTTATAAATTGCTTAAACGATATAAGCGGTGAATCAACTGAAGTCCAAGCAATCTGCAATGCAGTTTGGACTGATGAAATTAGAACAGCCTATCAAGCACATTTAGATAGCCAAAACATCATAGAAGAATAAAAAATGGCAATATCATATGAATGGGATGCAAACACAGTAGATGTATACCCTAGCGAAATAAAAAAATTATCAGCATAAGTGAATGGCATTATTCCCAATTACTCCACCCGCAGGCATAGTCAAGAACGGAACTGATTATGGCAATAAAGGTCGTTGGGTTGACGGGAATTTAGTTCGCTTTGAAAATGGCTACCTTAAACCTATAGGTGGCTGGACAAAACTTAGAGCTACAGCACTAGATGGCGCACCCATTGGGATGTACGCCTACAACGATAACTTGGGCCAACCAATACTAGCAGTTGGTACAAGAGAAAAGGTTTATGTTTTATACGACAACACCTGGACTGATATCACACCAGTAGGCTTTGTTAATGATGCAAGTAATGACCCTCTTGGTTTTGGTGCATACCATTACAATGTTGAAGATTATGGTGATGCTCGTTCACAATCAGGTTTACCTTTAGATACAGGTCATTTTTCTTTTGACAACTGGGGTGAACATTTAAACTTCTGTTTTTCTGGCGATGGTAAGATTTACCAATGGCGACCAGATTCAGCAGGTGGATCACCCGATACCATAGCCACAGTCGTATCTAACGCACCCACAGGATGTCAAGCCATTATTGTAACCAACGAAAGACATTTGGTTGCCATAGGTTCAGGTGG